TTATGGACGGAGACCACAGGTCTGATGAAAACGGAGCCTCCCTGCGGCATGGGGCGCAATGTGGTTGCATCCACAAGAGGACGCGAGCCAACAAACGTGTTCACCACATTTTGAATGATGGGGGTCGGAATCACACCGGGCAAATCAGGCGTGGTCACGTTCGGTGCGGCGGCGCGGATGTTTTCGTTGAGTTGTGCAAAATCACTACCACCGCGTACGAATGCTGAGATGTATTCGCTTACGGACGGCAATTTGAATTCGCGCTTGGCGGTTGCATAGATCGGTTGAGTCGCGATTGCGGCTTCAACGCTTGTTGGTTCTGACATGGTTTCATCCTCCTCGGATGGTGTTGTTGGGGTTGTTTCTGTTGGGATTTCTTCTTCGGGTTCGTCGGCCTGAGCCACGAGGTCGCGTATTTCTGCGCCCGAAAACGCTGGAACGGCGACCAAAGACAATTCGACAAGTGAAGCGCGAGTGACAACGGTGGCTTTTAGTTCTTTGTCGTAATAAGACTCCTGAACTTCTGCGCCAACACTGACGGCATCATAGGCACCCGAGCGGATAAGTTCTACGGCATCCGAACTGGCCCTTGTCTTTGCGAACGTTGCCGTGAAGCCAAGTCCCTCATCCATATCGGCAAGAGCGTTAACGGTTCCACGCAACTGCGTTAAATCGTGTCCCTCAATGAGTTTGGCGGCTTTCTGATTGACATCAAAAGCACCTCGCTCAAACGCCACACGCTGACCGCCTAAAACGGTTGCGGTGACTGGGGCCCACGGGACTGCGATACCAGAGATAGACGCGGGTGCGTCGCTGTCTGATTTTGCAAAGTCCAATGTGGGTAAATCGGCTGTAAGTCGAATCATGCCATTTCCTCTGATCTGCGTTCTTCTGCTGACGGTTCGTAAGCAACGCTTGCTAAATCGTTTTCTGCTAAATAATCGTCAATGTCAAATTCGACATAACGGCCACGGGGCAGGATGTTGTTCATTGACAATGTCTGTTCAATGCAATCCAAATATTGTTTTGCGCCAAACAAGTAAAGGTCCTGTCGGGCGGACTGTGCGTTTTGATAGGTGTAGCCCTGTACGCCAATGCCCAAAAGGTATGCGGGGATTCCAGTGGCCCGAGACAGTTCAAGTGCTTGGAATTGACGCGACTCAATCAGTTGCAGTTTGTTCGGGTCACTGGAAAACTCTTTGAATGTCACGACGCTGTTAAGTGCGCCAATGGCACCAACTTGTCGAGCGTTGCGCCAAGCGGCGGCAAGTTCTGAAAGGTCCTCGGCTGACATTGGTTCGGATGCGTCGGTTTGCTGAAGCCACCCGGCGGCGATCTCATTCACTGCGAAACGATCTGATGCCTGCTGAAGTTTAATCGCTGTCGCGATTGCGCGGTTGCCCGTATACAGCAAACCTTGCGATGGTGCCAAGAACTGGATCACGTCGTCAGTGTTGAGTTGGATGCCGTTAAACATGATGTCGTTGGATGGGCCGAAACGCTGTGCGGTCTGTTGGTCGCCAAGGCTGACCATGGCGGCAGGGAGCCATTCAAACGAAAGCGGACGGCCAGTGGCGGACGACCGTGAGGTGACATACCAAAAGCCCTGCCCCCACAAAATGAGGTCGGTTACCAGTTGCGAGAAAATGAAGTTTCGAGTCACGCGAGGATCGGGCTGATCCATCCACTGTTCATTGGGAATGTAAATTTCCTCGTACTCGGACCCTGTCCACTGGGTCGTGTAATGCTTAAGTTCCAAGCAGCCGACCATTGACGCGATCATCTGAATTGAACGCGAAATGGTCGGCACAGACAAAGCGAGTCGTTGCAACTCCCCGACAGAGTACGCGTAAAAATCGCCGATCTGCGCGGCAGAACCTGCCGCTGCCTGAACGGGAGCAGACGCAAACGCGGGGGTCGCATTAACTTTCTTGCTACCGAAAAGAGCCATCCCTGCGATTCTCCCACAGATATTTGTCTGTGTTAAGTACCCTCAGCCAAAAGCGAAAGCGGCTTTATTAGACCGCACTGGTTTAGACGCAAGCATGATTCCCCAAACGGCACAACGCGCCAACTCGATCGGTCCGGGTGACTTTTGCGAACTGAGAACTATGGACCCGCCCGTTTTGACGGCGACGCTTCGGGCAAAATGTTCGGCCAGTGCAATGTCGCCAGTGTGGTGGACGCGATCCTCAATAATCATTGAGCGACAGGCCGCAGTCCATTTGAGCAGTTCGGCATATCCGACGATTTGCATTCGACGTCGCAAATCTGGGGGACAGTGAATTTCTAGCGATGGGGTGACCGCAAGTTTGACGGTTTGGTCGTGCATGATCCGCACAACTTCCTCCCACATTTGCGCGGCTGATTCCACGACGAACGCGACCGACACGACAACGCGCCCGTCATCAAAAGCCGTTGATACTCCGACATATCGCGAGTCGTCTACGCTTGAGTCAATGGTGAGCCACTGTGTTGGTGGTGTTGGTTTGTCGGATTTGCGGTCGTTCCATAGGTTGATTGGCAAATAGGAATTGGTGGAATCCACCCACAAATTTAAGTGGCCACGAATGAACGCTTGACGGTTCGGAGAGTCAAACGCAAGTTCTAAAGCCTTGGCAGTGATGGTCGTCCCGAGCGCGGGATTACTCCAGCCCCAATATGACCGATCTTCCAAACTGATGCCGGGTGGCAATGACCATTCAGCGAAATAAAGCGCAGTCGGCTGGCCCGAATCAATGGCCGCAATGCCCTGTTCTCTTAGTTGCAAAAGGACTGTTGAGCCCTGATCGCCAGCAGTTGAGAACATCATCATCATCGGATTCTTGACCGCAATCTGCGACGGCCTCAAAGCCGTAAACACAACATCGGGTCCAATGTCCCAAACCTCATCTACCAGCAAAACTGACGCTGTTAATCCGTGAGCATGAGCGGACGCCGCGACCACTGAAATGGATGAGCCGTCAGGGAAGTTGATCCGTTCGTCGCCGTTCTGCCAACGAACCTTGCAATCAAAGTTTTCTAGGTCGCGGACGACATCCCGAAACAAAGCCATGCTTCGACGCTTTTGGTTAGCAACAATGACAATCGTCTGAGGCTCACGCCGAGCGGCCGCATACTCAGTCGCCATAAACCCAGCAACCGCACGCATCACCAGACTCTTACCGTTCTGACGTGCCGTTGAAATACACGCCTCACGGAATACGAAATCGCCGTCGGCATCCACAGTCAAGGCGTCGTTGCAAATGCGCTTCTGCCACTCCATGAGCTCAATATTGAGCACGCGCTTAGCCCAAGCAGTCAGGGCAGGACCAAAACTCTTACCGGGTGGAACAGGCGTGACCAACCGTGGCTCGATACGGCCAGATATGACTGAACCACCGCTGGTTCGGGCTGGTTCTGGCTGGTTCAGGCTAGTTGAGGGTATTTTAAAGGAGGGGCTCGGGGTGGACTGTTTGTCTAAAAAAGAAAACGGTGTTTCCGTTTTTCTTTTTTCGGATGGTTTGGTCGTTGCGTTGGTGGCGTTGTTGCGGTTTTGTATTCGAGCGGCGGTTTTACGGTTGACGTATGTGGCGCCTCGGCTGGCGTTGCAACTGGCGCATGATCCGACAATGTTGGTTCTGTCGTATGGGTCTATGCCGGCGTCGACTTCTATGACGTGGTCTGCTTGTGTGGAGGGTTTTCGCCTGCACCAGTGGCAGACGGGTTCGTCTTGGATGACTTGGGCCCGTAGTTGTTTCCATTGTTTGGTTCCGTAGACAGGGTTGCCGCTCATGTGAAGAGCATAGGTCAAGGTCAAGGGAACTGACGCCCAAGCGGAAGGGCACCGCTCGGTTGTCGTCGTTTGTCATGGGTTGCGCGTGTGGTTTGTGTCCCCCACTATTTAGAGATGTCTCTCATGGGAGCCTGTCTAGTTTTGTTCGGTGGACAACCATTCGCCTTTGCGTTAGGGAACGCTGATCGCTCACAATGCGTGAGCGTCTACCCTCGTTACCGAGTGTTCCCAGAGCAGGGGTCAGAATCCTGCAAGGGCTAGTGAACGCCTCTGTGCGCTCTGATGGTGTCAGTTGTGGTGGGAGGCTAGACGCGCTCAGGCCATCAGGTCAATGAGGGTCAGTTGAGTGCTAACTGTCTGATGGCTTTTCTTGCGATGATCCTTAAACACATGAGTGCGCATGGCATGACAGTTATGGCAGACCAGCACGCATTTAGCCAACTCTTCAACGATCTGCCAAGTGCTGTATTTAGCAGCTTTAGAAAGATTGAACAATTTGATGAATTGCGGTTGGTGGTCCCAAGCAAACATCACATGGTTCCATAATTCGACCGGCATAAGACAATCTTCACAACGGCCAGCGTCAAACTTGGCTTTCACAACCAGTTCGTACTTTGCTTGTTTGCTGATATCGGTATAACGATTTGACGATTGATATTTAAGTTTGTTGTTTGCAGCGGTTCTTTGATTGTGAACTTTTCTTTGTTCATTGGACCAAGACGCCATTCGAGCGCGTGATTTCTCACGCCACATGGCCCGCAACTCTTCCATTTGAGCAGGCGAATAATTCTTGTAAATGTTCTTGTCGTTACTAGGCATGAGGGTCAACGGTTGGGTGTTTGTGCGATTCAAGTGCAACCCATTGGCCGTTAATGTTCATCTCGGCAAACTTGATTTGATCCGGACGATAGAAGTTGCCGTTAATTGTTAAATAGGTAACTTTGTCATCTTGTACGGCGAGCGCAAACACTGGGGTCTTAAACGACCATTCGTCGCTACCAGTAGTAATCCGCATCGGGTTGATTGGTTGCATAAATTCAGTCATCGTTGGGTTTCCTCGCTAGTCGGTCGCTGATTTTCTCTAAATCTTTGGGCCGCCAAACATGTACCTCTTCGCCTGAGTCCTCAAGCGCGTTGATCCAGTCCCATTGCAAATTACTGACGACACCTTTGGCACCTTTAAGTTCTACAAAGATGGTGCCCCGAAATGGGTGGGTCATCACTAGGTCGGGGAATCCTTGGTTGCCTGTGTTGGGTGTGATCCATTTGCCCGGTCGGACTAGGGCTGGGTGTGTGTGCATGACGCGCCAACCATGCAATTTAGCCAATGTTATAACGGTCTTTTGGAAGTCGGCTTCTAATATTGCGCTCACTTGTGGCCCTCGCTTAACCATTGTTGACAAGCAACACAATTAGGGTGCATTGAGGCGTATAGGTTTTCGCGTGAGTTGTGCCATTTGTGTGCGTCGTGTTCGCTTGGTCGTTTGCACCGTTTGGCAGTGCTGCCACAATCGGGACATTTGGCAACTGCTGGAGGTAGATGCTCAACCACCGTGCATTAGCCGATCAATGAGTTCGGACGCTTCACGCTTGGTTTCAGGAACTGCACCTTCCCAGTTTTTAGCTCGAAGCATCCCAAGTTGTTTGGCAGTCGGCGGTTCACCCGATGACCCAAGCGTTTGAGTGCGTGGTTGCGCAGCTGGTGGCGCGTTAGTTGTTGTTTGTGGCTCTTGCCCTTGGCGGTACACCTTGACCATTTCCTCCAGTGAGGCACGTTTGTTAGAACCCTGATACTGGTAGTTAGCAAGTGCGCGTCCAGCGGCCGAAGTCTCGCAGTTCTCTAACGCGCTTGTTTTGTTGACCATTGACGAGCCTCGGATTTCTTCAGCAAACCCTGTCGTTGTCGGTACCGGGTCAGCGATGTCCGCATATAAGGATGCTTTCATAACGATTCGAGTGCCGTCGTCCACAATGATTTCGGTGACGATGCGTCCGCGTGGGCAGTCTTTCCAAAACAGTGGGAGGCGTTCTTGTACTGATGCGTAGTCGGCTGGATTGAAACTCATGATTCCATGTCCTTTAAGTGTCGGGCCTGTGCAGGCGTTTGGTTTTTGAGTTGATTAACAACTCGAATCATTGATACGCATCGGGCTGTTTCCTCAACTGTCATTCCTTGAAAACCGAACTCTTCGGCGCATTTGAGACAGATGCCGCGC